GTGGGCTTTCGCCCCAACTCATCCTAAATGGATGAGACCCACCCTAGCTTGGTGTTGACGGCTAGGGGACGTCCTGAACGCTCCAAGTGTTCTCCGGCATCGACTGGCAAGTCGATACCACGCTCGTCTGGCTTTCGCCTTTCAAGCATGAGGAGGCACTTGACTAGGGCCTCTGGCCCCTCAAGATGATCCTGAGGGAGCCTAGAGATAACCCGATGGGCCCTGACTAGGGGTCCATGAGTGTTAGGGCATAGTTTCTCGGTTTCGAAGCCGAGATACGAATGCCTGCCCAGCGCAGGAGAAGTGGGCAAGACGACCGGAAAGTACCGAAGTACCCCCGTTATCGTCTCGTCCAGCCATTTCACAGTTTGCCAGCAGCCACGCTCGTAGAGCTGGTTGCGAAGGCTTACAAGTGAAATGACCTCCTGAGCGTCCTTGCGTTGTGTCGGGAAACTTCTACGGACCTTGACAGGAGTTACGTCATGGCCCGCATAGTAGTCCCGACCGCAAGACTCTCTGAATTTGCCAGTCCAGAAAGACTTGCCCGAGTTAACTCGATACCCAAAAGTCTCGAGAACTCGTACAACGCTTGGCACATAGTCTACGGGGATGATAATATCATCGCCATAGACACGCACCTTGCCCTTGAACGCTTCTATGCGTCCTCGGGAAAGGGATGTGCTAAGCTCTCGCTCGATCCCCATGAAGATCAATGTCGTGAAGACCATTGCTTCAAAAGGAAAGCAGAGAGCTGAACCCATCGACGCGAACTTGGACAGACGGATAACGCCATGTCCAGGCACATCAGCCTTCCGTGATCTGCTAGCGTCAACCGCCCCACTCAAGTGAGGGTGATTGACAAGCATCTCACGTACATGCTGATTCGAAACGCGATCGGAAGCCTCGCTAAGGTCTAGCGTGGCCAAGGACCCATCAATGGATCCCTTCAATGCCATTCGCTGATTAGGCGTTTGGTCATTGAAGCCGATGACTGTCCGAAGGAAGTCATCCTTCTGGAGGGAGTCAAGAATCGAGGCCAGAACCGCCTGCTGTGCGTACTGCATAGCAGTTGGTTCAATAGCAATGATTCTCGGCGTTTTGAGCGTCTTAGGAACTGTGATCACCTTGACGGGTATCTCAGCTCCAGGTTCGAGGATGTCCACATCGTCAAGCTGGTCGTAATAACGCCAGTTCGGAAGGAGAAACTCCCCTGAGGGGAATACCTCTTCCAGACGACTCGGCCAGGTCGATTGCCGGTATTTTCCGTTTCCACGGAGCCTATCGGCCGTCGCACCCGGCCCGTGTTTAGGGAGTACATCGAGATAGTATACGTCAGTATCTGATCTCGAAAATACACCACTAAACAACATCGAACTGATCCGTCTAAAGTCAGCCTTGTCAGCTGCCGATAGCGCGGAATCATGTTCACGGACATCCTGCTCACACTCGATGTATCCACGCATTGCTCGCCGAATCCTCGCATCACTGCAAGGAAGGGCAATCTTACTGTAAAGCAACGCAAGTTGCCTGACAGCAAAAATTGAGTCAATACATGGATCGTCGAGTAGCACACCGCTACTACGGTCGAACACACGATCGAGGAAACCTCCTAGAAATAGGGGGAGACCTGCTCTCCAGGAAAATCCTTGGAAGAGATCGCGATCGACCTGACCTCGGTCTAGACTTTTTTGGAAGTCCTTTCCGAATTCAGGTAGGGTTATCGTCAAAAACGACAACCCCTCATGTTCGATCCGACGTTCGACTGTTTTGCAGTCGAACGTGGCGCTTGTGCAACACCAGTTAGCGAACTCGTTCGCTAACTCCTTCCAGAGCACAATCAGGCTTTTCAAGGGCCCTCCTTAAATAGAGGTGTTCCTTCCCTAGCCTAGAGCTGGTCTACGGACAGACAGCGAGGTATTGTAGTACAAATACCTCGAAGCCGAACACCAAGACCAATCCTATGAGTATGATGGACCAAGCAAGCTTGGACCACCGCTCATTCTGATCACGAGTGTGACAGAGTGGGCACTCATAGTAGTCTTGACGCCGCGGAGGCCTCCGAGATTGATTTCTCAAAGGACGCCCGCGACGACGAGACATGCGACCGGTCTAGCTCTCACCACCAAGAAGCTTGGAGATGAGGGCATCCGAAGTCGCCGTGTACACCGCCTTGAAGCCGGTGTACGCAGCGAGGACATCTGCGTTCGTGTAACCTGCCGGCGGAATGTCGAAGACGATGTAGTTACTCATCGAAACCTTCGTATTCTGAGCCGGCAGGAACGGATCCGCAGTGATCTTCGAATGGTCGAGCCTAAGCACCCGACGCGTGCGACGCCCGTAGGCGTGTTGCGCGGAGAGTGCGATCAGGCCATCAGCACTCAGATACTTCGACGTATTCGTTCCCGAGCTAACGCGCGGGAGCGGTGTCGTAACAGCTGAGATAGTGATGGACTGTGGGTCGGTAAACGCCATCTAGGCGTGCTCCTTCTGCTGTGAGCCTTTCGGCTCTGGTGGTTGACGGTAGTGCAAACTACCGACGACCCTTGGACAAACCAAGGGCCGCCAGAATCGAGGCTTGGAAGGCAGAGAGACCTGTCCAAGAAACCCCGAATCCAAAGGGGTTAGCCCTACGACGTTTCTTGGTCTCAGTGACCAAGACAACGGGCGCAGGCTTGATATTCGGATCACCGTAAAGGTAACCCGTCTTATCAAGCGTGTAGGTGTCCGTGACGGTTGTGTGTTCCATCACATACCCATACGGCATAACCAGGCCCTGTTCCGCGAAGTGGGAAACGTTATGAATAACGTCGCCCATATTCGAGAACCAGTCTACGGCCCAGCTCCACGGAGCGATTTCCCAGAGTAGTTCTGGAGAAAGGTTGGTGCCGAACAACTTATCGGCAAGTAGTGCATTACGAAACAGATTCAGACGGCCTTCATACTCCGTCGGAATGTGGTAAGTAAATGCACCGCTGAACCAACGTTTCTGGACGGTTTCTCGCCGTCCGATAAGTCGCCCCGAAGGACTGCTCACGGTCCAGCCCGTCTGCGAAAATGGCCCTGAGGCCACTGCCGTAGTCGAGACTGTTCCTTCTGAGCGAGTCCTACTCGTTGGGAAGTTGTATCTGCGTCTGACGACCTTTCCAGAGTCACGCTCGTACTGAGCAATGATCTGGTCAGCTTTGCGAACGGCCTTAGCAAATTTGCTAACGTCATTCACAAGAGGCGCCCAGCCGAATTGGAGATTAAGATACTCCGATCCGGCTGAGCGGGCAACAGACGCTCTCTCTTGCCATGACTGATGACCCACAAGGGAGGGCAAGCCCTCCTTCAGGATCTCAGCCAAGGCAGTGCCGAGAGATGATACACTGCGTGTCGGTTCACAGCGAGCAATCGCTGTCGCCCCGAAGGCGTCCAACTGTGAGTCCGAGGACTCATTCGTTGGTGGCCACGCAGCGTCGACGAGAGCCAGCGATGGCCCCTTGTAGCGATACAAGAGGTTCTGACCTGGCAATCCGGGATGAGTCATCACAATGTTCCCTGGGTTTCCCTCAGGAAACAAGAGATAACTCTTCGTAGTCCGGAAATCTCCTCCACGATCACTGATGTTCTCGCCCGAGGGCGGGGGCCAGTGATGACCTTCCGAAGCAGTTATCTGCTTCCCATCAAACCGTTTTTCAACGGAGAAGTTCGAAGACGCACCACCGTCAACCTGACCGGTGGTCGCATTATAGCGGTTATACTCGAATCGCAATCGCGGTCC